CCCCCTTGGGGGTGTCTAGAGTGTCAGCGATGATACTCTCCAAATAGGCCAATCGGGCTCTTCCCTTTCGAATTGATGTCGCTCGTTTCGGGCGAATGGCTTGGTGTTCTGCCGCTATGAACTCATAACCGGCTGAAATCTGCGTTGAGAATAAACAAAGCAGAAGTGTATCAAGCTTAACATTCCCCTAATAAGGGGACATCGGCGACGCATGATTAACGTCGCTTTTTAAGTCAGGGAAGGGCCCTTTCTATGCCTGTTTAGCTGCAGTTGCATGAGGACGTTTTTACAGTCCGACTAAACAAACTGAAAGGATAAGTTGACAATGTCGATTCCACCAAATCTTCTTGACTTTAAGGGTGGTCATCGTTTCCATAAAAAGAAACGACGCGGTGGCGTTCGTAAGACTCGCCTCCGTAAACACCCTATCGTCAGAAAGAAGACAGCTCGCTTCCGCTCAAGGATTTCGCCGAACCCTTATTTGGGTTCTACTACGCCAACGGGGCAGCTCTTCATTGAGTCTGCTCCTGGTAACGAGACGTATGTGCCGATAACGGCACCGCGTAACGATAACCTGTCGTATCCGTTTTTCAAGGCTGAGTCATGTCGTGATGAACTTCACGGCACTCCTCCTTGGATCACGGGCGGTCCATTCCGGAAGATAAACATCGAGCCTGTCGTGCCTTTCGGGATGCAGGGTCATGGGTCCTACTATACCAATAACTGGCAAAATCTTGCTGGCTATTTAGGTACAGTAAAATACGTCGGAGGGTTTGCACCCCCCGACCCCTTTCCCGGTACCTTTGAGGATATTTCCATATCCAATATAGGAACCGCTTTAGGGCCTAACTCTTTGCTACCGACAGACACATCGACATTAGAGGCACAGGCTTGGGATAGAACCAAGCCCCGTTTGGAACAAGGTGGATTGGTCGTAGCTGCGCGTGAATCGAGAGATATCATGCCTATGCTACGTACCTCTGGTGCAGGTGTTAAACAAATATTTAACATCATGCAACAGCTCCAGCGCTTCCACTATATATATCAGCGGATGGGCGGTGATCTGAAACATGGGCTTCTAAAGCCCCGAAATGTCGCAGGTCACTTCTTGAACCATAACTTCGGTTGGGTCCCGTTTGTCAAAGATATATCCGGTACTTTGGATAATATCATTTTTGTTGATCAAAAAATTCGCCGACTAATCGACGAAAACAACAAAGACATTCGGAGACGTGCCAAACTGTTTAATCATACCGAAGAAACTAAGATTGCTGATGAAGAAAACCTCTGTCTGGTTTCACCAGGCAGTGTTTACTATTTACAGCAGTGTATGATCGCCCCACCTCGTTATGAGGTGTGGCTCGAGCGTAAGCTCGAGGTTCACACGGTCGGTCGTTTCCGGTATTATGTTCCAGAGTTTGATATGAGCGTGCCCGAGGGACAAGGTGTCCTTGGGTCCATTAAGCGTCAATTGACTCTTCATGGTGCTCGTCTAACTCCAATGAACATTTACAGATCAACTAAGTGGACATGGTTGCTCGATTGGGTCTCAAATACTGGTCGCACTTTACAGGCGATCCAGGATCAAGCCCTCGACAACATGGCCGCGACCTACCTCTACTTATGCCACAACGAAACTAAGACCTACAAGTTTCGGCAGATTATGCCGTTCAATGCTAGGTCCGGTGGCATTAAAACGCTAGAATGGTCTCGAGTAATCGAGGTCAAACAGCGTAAAGAGGCTGAGGCTCCTTTCGGATTTGGCCTGTCTTGGGAAGAATTAACTCCCAAGCAATTAGCACTTCTAGCTGCGATAGGGATAACTCGTAGGTAGCGCGGTTTGACTGCGCTGTGCTACTTAGCTCCCTGTTTGTTCGAACACTCGCAACTAGGACATCTTCCGTGATCCTTGAACACGTCTGGTGACATGGACAAGCATCGGACCGGGCACGGATTAACTGTCCATATACCTTATATGGAGGTCAACCACAATGTTTTCCGATCCACAATCGGTCACAATCAACAGCGTAGCTAAATCGATGCCTCGCGTCGAAAACGACGGGAAGAAATCGATTTATCGTATGGCAGATGGTACGTTTCAACTTACCATCAGTCATCAACCTACCGGAAATCAGCGTTTTCGCTCGATGATCCGGCTCGACCAAAAGGCAGTTGTCGCAGACCCGTTGACATCCGTCAACGACTATGAGATACTGTCCTATTACGTCGTAGTCGACAGGCCCGAACAGGGCTTTACGTCGGCTCAGGTAGGCTATGTTGTAGCTGGGCTTTCCGCCTGGCTTGATAGCACGGCTGTGGGGAAAATCTTCGGACTTGAATCTTAATGATTTCAAGTTAACCGGACAGAGTCCCTATAGACTCTGGCCATTTCTTAACCTATAAAGGAGAAGTTATGACCAAAGTGAACTTAAAGGTTCTTACTCGAAAGATTAAGAACTTCAAAGCTCTTTCTGCAGAGGACTTCCGAGATATTACTATCTCGCAATTTGGAACCTTGTGTTCCTCATTGAGTCCGGACGAACAACACCATCTTCGGATTGCCTTGGACGGCATTCCCGATTTACTGATTAACACTGCGTTCTTTTTGCCTGGGCCAGAAGTGGCCAATGCATTAGGACTTCGGTGGTATCCAGTAGCAACTCGTCCTTTGGATGAGCCGCTCGGTGTTCCTCCTTCGTCTATTGACGCCTGGAAAGGCGCTAAAACGATGGTGGAGGCTTATTGGTGTGGGTTCCGCGATGCCCAGAAGGCTATGCGGTCCCTAGAGCGAGATCGTGAAAATGATCTTCTCGATGACCAACGGTTCGAAACGATGTAACCCCTGAACACAGCTTTAACGTGTGTCCATTTGGTACCGATTGCTGGTGCCTGTGGAGGCACCAGTAGGAAGACTGCGTGGCTTGATGATGACCCCCAGGAAACTGGAGACATCATGAAGAACAGACGAATATCTGTTCCAAGCAACGTAAGTGACTTCTTGAAGGTGGCAGACGCTATCTATAAAGATGCTGCTGCCAAGTGTACCGCTGACGTCTCTGATTTTCGCGACCTGAAAACGATTAGGTCGCGGGTCAAGCATCAGGGATTGTCATTTCTGACAATCACCTTACCCCAATTTTGCAAAGACTTCGAGAGAAGTCTAGCTGATGGGTGTATAGACTCAACATTCTTCCGAACTTTTAGGAAGAATGGGTCAATTCCTGCATTTCTGCAAGGTATGACCAGTCTGATATTTGACCGTGAGACAGGAAGGATCATCAATGAACAGAATACTAAATATTCTCCCAGTGATCGCTCAACTGTTATTGAGTCTGTCAGACAGATATGTCTGGCGTTCAAGAAAGTTGAAATCGCCTGTACTCCCGAAAGGGAGAAGGCCGCGCTGGGTTCATTCATCGAAGTTGAGCGTGCTTTCGAAAAGTTTTCGCTCTCAGACGAGGAGTATGACGAATTTTGTCGCACTTCTCGTGTCCTTTGGGACAATTCTATGGCTACTATTAGCCTTACAAATTGTATACCAAAGCACGGACCGGGAGCTACAGCAGACAAGCGTATGGGAAACCAAAAATTTGTCTGGCTGAACTGGCACGATCGCCTGGAATCTTACTTCCCGATACTTGGGAACGGTTACCCGTTAGGGACCGAACTTGAGTCTACGGAGTTCCAGAACGTTACGATCGTTAGCCAAGATCAGGAGAAACCTGTAAAGGTAACCCCTGTTCCGAAAACTTTGAAGGGACCACGGATAATCGCTATAGAGCCTTGCTGTATGCAATACGTGCAGCAAGGAATTCGAGACGTCTTATATGACGTGCTCGAATCGTCTCCTCTTTCAAAGAATCACGTTAATTTTCGTGATCAAAAGAGGAATCAACGGCTGGCGATTAGAGCGTCGAGGTCGGGTCGATTAGCAACGATTGACCTGTCAGATGCGAGCGATCGAGTTCCTCGATCGTTAGCACTCTACATGTTCCGTGCGAATCCTGATTTACGGGATTCTATCGATGCATGTCGTTCGACGCGGGCAGAGATGCCTGATGGAACAATTGTGTCTCCATTAGCCAAATTTGCCTCCATGGGCAGCGCTCTGTGTTTCCCAGTTGAAGCTATGTATTTCTACACTATATGTGTATTAGCTTTACTGAAAAGACACAACCTTCCTGCTAGCTTTGAAAACGTTTTTAAGGTTTCCAGAGCTATTTACGTCTACGGGGATGATATTATTGTCCCCGCGACGGATGCGGTTTTTGTTCTCGATCACCTACAGCGATACAACTGTAAGGTGAACTCCGCTAAGTCTTTCTGGACTGGAAAGTTCAGAGAGTCATGTGGAGTCGATGCATATGACGGTAGAGTGGTTTCACCCACTTATATCGGCACATTGCCTCCTGAGAACAAGCGTCAACCCGATAGGTTGATCTCATGGACGGCTACCGGTAATCTCTTTTACAAGAGGGGTTACTGGCGGACCGCCCAGCTTCTATTTAATTACGTAGAAGCGGTGATAGGGCCTTTGCCCTACCTATCTGAGACAACGCCCGGGCTAGGTCGTTACTCCTTCTTGGGTTATCAAACCATCGGAAGATGGCAAAGTAACCGTGGCGATATCAAGCCACTTAGTGAGACAGAGCTTCAAAAAAGCCCTGTTCCACTTGTTCAGAAGGCTAGTTACCAGCGCTTTGAAGTAAAGGCGTGGGTCCCTAGTCCAGTCTACCGAAAGGCTAGATTGGAAGGTAACGCTGCTTTGAGTGCGAGTCTGTTGAAGTTGGAAAGCAGAGATGCTTTACCAACCGACCACGAGATCTCGAAATACGAGACACCGTCGGAAACAGATTCTCTACATTTAGAGCGCTTCGCACTGCACGGCGCAGTAACACTTAAACGCCGGTGGGTTCCCCTACAATAGGGGTTTAAGCGGTTTTTACCGCGAGGGGGTTTAACAGCAGTC